TACAGCGGCATTCAGGACGACGACGAAGCATTCGTTGACAACTTACACCAATGGCTTGACGATCAACACGGCGAGGGCCAGTGGCATATTGGCGACGTTTCCGAACCCTATCATGGCCGCGCTGATTTCGAGCGTATTCTAGGCGATATCTGTAACGTCAACATTGAGGTGAGAATATGAACAAAGACAAAGAAATGATCCATTTTTGCCGGTACTTATGGGACTACTACGGGCCGCAGGGTTTGTACCCAATATCCCCGACAGTTTGCACGATGCACTTACACGCCGCTTGGATGCACGCCTTACAGTTTGACGGGTTCTGTGGCGACACCATCGACCGCGAACGTGCGCGAGACTATTTAGTCGACCAACTAGGCTATCAATGGGGGCAAGCATGAACCGCCTTACAAAGATTTGCATCGCCGTGGCAGTTGTCGCGGCCTTGCTCTGGGTCTCAAATTGGGACTATGAGCACGAGGTCACCATGTCCAAAGAGTACCGATATAACGTCTGTCTAGGCTACTGGCCGGACTATCAAAACTTAAAACCAAACTGCGAGGGCGTAAGATGACGTGGAAGCGCCATCCCCAATCAACTAGACCAATGAAAAGAGGGCCTAAACCATCAACGGGCAACTGCTCATCGATGGCCGAGTTAGAATCCGAGGTGGCCAAGCGTAGGGCGCTAGGATGGAGTGCAAACCGCATCGCAAACCGTTTCAAAATAAATTGGCCAGCCGCTAAACGTATTATCACAAAACTAGAGGGCAACACATGAAACCAACCCGAACCGAACTGTTAACCGCATGGATGACGTTAGTTAAAGTGTGCGAGACTTACTGCCATCCAGAGGTCGACCAATACGAACAGACCGTACTGCTAGACGTGCTTAAAATGCTGGACAAACTACAACAAATCGAGGGCAAGAAATGATCAAGAAACAACTTGATAAACTAATGGTTCCACGCTTCACAGGCGGGGCGATGATTGTGGCTTTTTTATTCGGGTATGTTTTCGGAGTTCTTCTCATCTAATGGGTGCGTAGTTTCAGAAGATATCGGCCCCTTGATTTTATGATTTAATGTAATTATAATTTTGATATCAGTTAACCGTATGCCAGTGCATTAAACTGATTGCAGGGGTCTACCGCCAAGTAATAGTTATCACCCTGTTAAAATTAGAAGAACCCAGTTTAATCGCTGGGTTTTTTTATGTCTTAGATTTAGTGGCCGTTTCTTTTTCTATCAAGATCTGAGTGTAATGCACCACCTTTCGCAAGTCATCAACCCCGCCCTTAGCACGCCACCGGCTGATGTACTTCACAACATTGGCTTCACACCATCCCATGTCGTTCGCTAATATGTATTCAGTGGGCTGAATCATCATCAGCTTGTAGTGGTTGCCGCCTATCTGCTCGTCAAATGCGCTCATTTAATCCGCTCCACGTTTACCTTTAATCGTCCTTCTTCCCCATAGTCTTTGTGAAGAATCACGCATGTCATACTCCGAGAACTGGCATAGCCAGAGCCAGCGTGCCAAGCATCTGCGGGTGCTAGGATGTTCCAAGACTCGAACAATGCGCCGCCAAATTCTTCCTGATTCTTGTGGTGTATGTGACCCGTCCATACGAAAGTGTGCTCCGCTTCGCCCCATTCTTTCCTGAGATTTGACACGATTGACCCGTGAAGATTGGACATTTTAATCCGATCACCGTGATGGGTCACTACCAGATTCTTACCCCACTGCCACCAGATAAACTTAGACGCGTTATCGAATACGTGAACACGCGGATCATCCTCAAAGTACAGGCGCATGACCTCATTCAGCCACAACGCAGCATCTGGATCATGGTTCCCTCGAACATTCACAAGCCAGACCTCGGCATGTTTCTCAAGCATCCGCAAAACCGTACGCTTTATCACATTACTTGCAGCCCTGATGGTCTTGGAGTACCGGCCATCAGAGTCTAGGAGATTCTTACTATTAGGCGTTGAGCTGGTGGAGTCGTTGACGTGCATGAAGTCGCCAAGGTTCACAAGCACACCGACCTTACCCGCTGGTGCTACACTGACCAGTCGATCAACTGCATCTTCTAAGAGTCGTTGCGAAATCTTGACATCATAGTCCTCGCCCATCGTCTCAGTATGGTGAGCAAGCATCCCAAGATGATGATCCCCAATAATGTAGCTAACCATATAATCGTCATCAATGCCTTGGGGCGGGTTAATGGGAGTGTGTATTCCCGAGACTTCATCTTTGAATCCCTCCACAAATTGAGCGATTAATTCTTCCAGCTTCTGCCGTTCTGGTTCTTGGATATGCCACTGTAAAACGATATCACCGTCCAAATTGTAGGCGGTACTGACTCGCTTAGTGGTAAATCCTGGGACTGTCTGACGGTTTACATTATAGGCTGGCGCTACACCTTGAAGTGCTGCCCGTCTATGAATAGCCACAACTGCTTTATTAATTCTTCTGGGATTTTTGCCTAACTCTCTAGCAATCTCAGACTGATTCATCCCGCTCAAAGTCATCTCAATAATCTGACGCTGGTAATCAGTGTTGCAGAAATCTAGGTGCTCGGTCGTGGTCTTATACTTCGTCGTCATATTCCCAGCTCATCTGGTAGAACGAATGCGCGGCCATTTGCAACCGGCCAGTGAGTGCAGCTATTGAATCAGGATCTGTTGAGAAGGTTCCAGGCATATCTAGGTCAAACCTGTCGAGGTGTTCTGTCACTATGACGGCACCGCAGATGTTGCCAGCCTCACACTGTTCCAACAGGCTACGGAGTACATCCCGCACCTGTTCAGCATTACGGTCTAGCGTGGAGACTGTACCCATTTCTTATTCAGTGATTGATACTTGGATAGCATCTCTTGCAGATCCTCAATGGTATATTTGACTGGATCATGCGGCCCTTCTAGCCACTCGACCCGCTCTAACCCTATCTTTATCAACAAGTTTGACCGATATTCTGATAAATTACCAGACTTGTAGTTATTGCAAACTGAGCACTGTTTGTGGCAATTATCTTCTTCAAACCGTAGTGCAGGATGACCGCCCACTGTCTTGTAGTGACCGGCATGGTACTGCCCATCGTGATGACGGTTGCATGATATGCAAGGATCTTTCTTATCTCGGTTCCTAATGTACTTATTGAACTCGGTTTGGCACCGTCTCATCCAATAGGATCTGTCTCGCTTGGACTCTCTGGTTTCTTTGCGATTGATTCTAGTTCTTTCTGTCTTTCCAAACGCGATAAGGCATTGAGTCGCATTACACGTTTTCTGGAAACTTGTGAAAGTTGGCGTGAACTTTTCCCCGCAGACTTTACATTTCTTGGCCATGTCATTTGCTCACCTCGGTCAATTGAAAACCCTGTTCCCGCAGATGACGCTCGACCATATCCAGGAACTCGCTGTGCTGCTTCACATTCATCAAGTTTGTGACCTCAAAGTTAAAAGGCTCCACCATGAACGATAGCTTTTGCTCGTAGGTGTATGGCTTCACGTCTCGATCATACACTGCTTTGAACTTCTCGCTGTCACGTCTGAGGATAGGGATTCCAAAGTGCAATTTACAATAGGCCCTGTATTCCCACGCCTTCATATCGCCCTGCTTCTCGCAGTCTCGATACCATTTGTTAGCAGTGTTGTTCTGGGTAGCGGTACGTTTCTTCTTGTGCTTCTCTATCTGTACGTCAATGGGAAACTCTAACTCGATCTGCCCTAGCATGTGCATCATGTTGTCCAGACCTTCCTGATTCTGGATTGTCATGCGGACGCATTCGGTGGCTAACTTCTCTTTACTCAATATCATTGGGTTATGGCTCCTGATTAATTGGGTTTTTGAACGAGCTAATTATTCTTCTGACGTAATTGAGTAATAACCAGTATCGTGTAGCCAATCTTCATACCAGTCGGCATACCCTTCATCCCAAAATATAAAGTCGTCAATGGTTTCATTTGGTTTTCGTTGTTTGAGCACCATCCATCGTTTGAATTTCCTTACGCACCTTAGCATCACATCTTCTGCCATATCTCCTTCGGCATAAAATCCGTCTATAAATCCAGTCCTAACGTCCTGTATATACCAGTCGCTCATGCCGCACCCAGCACCTTAACCCGTTGCTGACTTAGCTTGTACCGGCGGTATTCTTCAAGACTTGGCTTGTGCCCCTTGCTCAATTCATTATCGTATATCGATATGAAATACGCATCTTCTAGGGCCTGTTCGCGTTGATCCTTAGAAAAGTAACCTTTTCCGCCCGTCTTTTGTGGTTCATCATTAAACAATGCCGACTCACTTAGACCTACTGCCTGGACTACTTCGCTACCCTTGGCCCCGCAAGCATGGCAGTAGATTAATATCCTAGTGCCTTGCTCGCTGATTGACATTGACGGGTTGTTGTCTTGGTGTACTGGGCAACATGCCACATAATTTTTACCCGCCTTCTTTACCTTATCCAGCCTTCCTAAAATTTCTTGAAGCATCTTTTGCCCTCTTGATTTGTAAATGTGTCAGATAACTTTGAACCTCTGGCATCCGCTCATTGCTCGGCATGGGTCTAACACGGGGCCAGACACCGAACTTTGATTTGTATGCCCAGCTTGCCCAGCCAGGTTTGTATCCCTTTTGAGCCGCATAGAATTGCAACTCGTATAACCATCTTCCCTTGTCTTCTCGCTTGATCTCTTTCAAGATCTGCTTGTCTGTCTTCAGCAGTTCAGCCTTGGGTACTTCATAACCACACGCGCACCGTGGAACCATCATGGTCTGATAACACTGTGGGCAGTCCATTGTCTTGGGTTCTTTCTTGTCCTTGGTCTGTTCCCGCTCGTTGTATTCTTTCTCACCGTCATGCAGTACATCAGGCACAATGTCTTCAGCGAATCCATGACGCGACACGTTACCCGCATGGTCTAAGACTATGGCGTATGGTTTATCTTGGTGTATGCGTAGCACTCGGCCTATCCGCTGGACGTAACTAGCCAATGACTTAGTGGGAAAGGCATCGATCAGGCACCGGACAGATGGCGCATCGTATCCAGTGTTGAGTAATCTCGAACAGCTTAGAATCTTGAACTTGCCCTCGTCATGTTCGCGGTAAAGTATCTGCCTCTCGGCATCGTCCATGTATCCATCGATATGCTCGGCGCTGATACCCGCAGCATTGAACATTCTGACCATCGTTTTGCTATGGTTGATCGACGGGGAGAACGCTATCGTCTGTGAGTTTTCACCGTACTTAATCCAGTTCTCGATAATGTCCCCGACTAGATTAGTATCTTCTTCGATCCTAGTAGATAGCGCAGTTGGGTCAAAGTCTGACGCGCCAGTATTCAACCGCCTAGACTTAACACCTTTGAGGTTAGGCTTAGTGCCACCGTAGTATTTAGCTGGTGCCAAGTACCCTTTATCCGTTAGCTGATTGGCAGTGATCGGAACAATCAGGTCATCATAGTGATTGCCTAGACCTTTGCTGAATGGTGTAGCAGACAGACCTATGACCGGCACAGCAGAATACTTTTCCATCAAAGTAGTCGTGGTCTTGTAGTGAATGTGCGCTTCATCAACAATGATTAGCCTGGACATGGGCCAGTTTCTACGCCTTGCCAAAGTTTGAATCGATGCAATTTGGATATTAGAAGTCCAGTTTGACCTAGGATGATTCCACCCTTGGATCACACCAGCCTCGATACCATGCTTATCGAATTCTTCTATCGCTTGCTGAACCAGCTTGATCCTGTCACAGATAAAGATACCCTCTTTACCTTTCTTTGCAGCGTTAGCCAGCATCTCTACTGCTACCCTCGTCTTCCCAAAACTGCATGGTGCAGCTAACATTATTCTTTTATTGCCCTTTCTGATTGAGTCCCTACACATCTCAATCGCTCTTACCTGATGCTCTCTTAACTCCATAACACCCTCACTATTTACTCCTGTTGATTTTTTCTAAATATCTTAAATCAAATATCCAGCTTGCTTTTGCATTGCCCTTCGTGTCGTCCTTTCTGTTCTTGTATTCATGGCGCTTGGCCTTGCCTTCCTTAGCTAAATTGATTGCATAAGACACTGGCAATAAATAAACACCCGACCATTTCACATTCAAGATCATAATTAAGTTTTGATATAAGTCTCGATAACGCTGCAAATCTTTTTCATTGATGCTGATTGCATACTCAGGCGGTATTCCAAACATTCTTTCTGAATACCTCCATTGGCTCATGATTGATTTTAGATCGCATGGTAGCTGAATAAAAAAATCATGCGTGAACTTATCTGACTCTTTCTTTGGGTTCAACGTAACAGGGAAAGACCCGTCCAAAAACTTATGCTCAAGTTCTTCCCCATATTGACACCAAGATAACTTATCCTCATTGTCCATCTGCACCTCTTTTTATTTTAGACACAGTTCAGCTTTTTCCCTTTGCAAGCCACAATCGTACAACTCGTTAGGTCGCTTAGATTTTGCGTGGCTACATCCTAAGATGCGGTACTAATGTCCTTTCGGTTTCCTGACTAGGCGCTACCCTAGCCAACCCACTTGGGTCTCTGCGTTTAGGACGTGAATCGGGTCAAGCTGACAGACCTACAACGTGCTCACGGATTACTGCTTTATGGATTGGACGCACAGTTAAGCGCCACTTTCCATCGGCAGGAAGGTCTTTTATGAGGATTGCAATTGTGCTAGAGTTTGAGTCGTGTCGGTTGTGACAACGATTCTTTCTGGTTGCAATCGGACATTAAAGGGACTGGTAATCCCGCCGACACATTTAATCTAACACCTTCCGGTGATAAATCAAACCTTTTTTCTAGCTCTGTCATCTGATATGATTCCATTGTCGATGTTAATGCTCTCTTGCTGATTGTTGCTCACTCGACCCGCCGTTCCCCTCACGGCACTCCCACGGCCCACTTCGGTGGGTCTTTTTAATACACTCTCTTTTCTATCCTAAGATTGATCTCAGTTACAACCCAGTTGTCACCGAACTTGACAAAACAATCGTCACGCTTCTTCCATGCGTGCATCTTCTGTGGACTGATACCTAGCTTCATGGCCAGTCCATGATTAGTCTGCTGGGTCAGTGCCAGGAATGCTTTTAGTTCTAACTCTTTCACGTTATGCCCCTATCTGATTAAACAATAGATGCAACTCTACCATTAAATATTTACAAAAACAAGTTGACACACGAATTAGTATGGCATATTGTTTAGGTTCATCAGCAAACAGGAGTAGACATGAACGAGAAACAACAACTAAGCATGATCGAGGACTTGGAAAATTTCGCATTCGAGATAGCCAGGTTATGCCGATCAGGATACGCCATTGGCGTACAAGACATGGCCATCATCCGATTGTTTCACCGTGAACTAGACCGCATCTCCGAGCAGATGATTGAGGATGAGGACGAATGGAACAAAATGCAACAGCATCAGGTAGAAGAAAATAGACGCTTAGATCTCGATGCTATGGGATCAATCAGGAGTGCGCTTAGATGATTCCCGATTGGATACTATCACTACAGTCTAGTGCTACTTGGGCTCGTCGGTATGAGAACCAAGCCAGCTTTCAGTGGGACGAAGACGTTGTAGAAGAATTGCAAATCATTGCAGACCGATTAGAAACTTTACTATCTGAACAAAAGGAGAGATACGATGAGTATATGGCAAACACTAAGCTCAATTAATGTAAACGACCACACCGAAAGCAAAGGCAACTTAACCTACCTATCATGGGCTTGGGCATGGGCTGTCACTAAGCAGCACTACCCAGAGGCTACCTACTCATTCCAAGAGAGTGAGGCCCACACTGATGGGACAATGACCGTACATTGTACTGTGAGCATTGATGGACTATCGCATGAAATGTGGTTGCCAGTTATGGATCACCGTAACAATGCCGTAGCCAATCCTAATGCCTTCCAGATCAACACCGCTAAGATGCGATGCTTGACTAAGGGCTTATCAATGCATGGACTGGGTGCCTACATATACGCTGGTGAGGATCTGCCAGCACCAGAACCAGAGAAGACTTACGAGCAATGGTGTGCAGAAAACAAGGACAGCATCATGGCAATCAAAGTCGGAATAGCAAACGATGATTTCCCATCTGCCGCTGAAGCATGGTTCGAGTTAAGCAATGAAGTTAAGACTGCACTATGGAAAGCGCCAACCAAAGGCGGATGCTTCACGAAGATTGAACGAGAAATAATTAAGTCATCTGACTTTAGAAAGCTGCATTATAACGAAGGAGAGAGTGAGTAATATGAAATACATTAATGGACTGTATGCTAAGAAGAAACACGAACGAGCACCAGACTTTGTGATCTGCTCAGGGTCAATCAACAAGACTAAGATGCAAGAGACCTTGAATCAGATGGAAGGTGAATGGATAAACTTCCAAATCTTGACACCGTACTCCCCAGATGAGAAGTACCCTGACCGTCTAACCGTTAAGATCGATGAATACAAGAAAGATGAGCCTAAACAGATTGATAAGTTGCTCGTGTTGACAGTAGCATCTGCACCAGTAGACGTTGAAGAAGACATACCTTTCT